TGCATACGCAGATTGCCGGCAGGGATAACGCCCTGTGGTTCCGCGGTATGCAGTCTAACAGTGAGTGGACTCCCTGGAGACGGGTAGCGGTTCAGAACGGCGATAACAACTTCACCGGTCTGGCCAGTTTTGTCACGACCGTCCGCCCTCAGCAGGTAATTCGCAATCCGGACACTACGGCCACTGCCCACGCATTCTCCCGTTGGGAGAACCACAATTCGTCTGTCCAGTTCCAGGCAGGGGTCGCCCTGCAGCCCAACGTGGCGGGATTCGTAGGCACCAACACCAATCACCCTCTTGAGCTGCGCGTGAACAACACGGCAAGGGCAGTCCTGACCTCGGCCGATCTAGACATTCTGGTGAATCTGCACACCTTGGGAATCTACGACAGGGAAGATTCCAGCTTTTGGTTTTGGACCGCTAGGAACCACTCAGGCTCCTACGGCACGTGGAGAATCGGTGGTAACAAAGGCGGCTACTGCGGCCTCATGCTCGACCATGGTGCGACTGACGCGACGTTCATGGAGGCCACCACCCGGTCAAACGGGATGAGCACGTGCGGCATCTACCGGCAGACGGAGGGGCGATGGATCTTCTACGAAGACGCAACCTCCTTCCGGGTCTCCCACCCGATCCACGCCGGGACCAACGTTCCGTACATGCGCGTCACCAGCGGCGCCGAAGCTGGCGGTGGTCGTGTGACCATCTCCACCGGTACCCCCTCAGGTACCCCCCGGAACGGCGATATTTGGATTCAACGCGCACCCTAGGAGGCCCCTATGCCCGTTTGGGTAGGCTCAGGCGGCGCCTGGAAGTCCGCTCCCCGTTTCGGCGTTGGAGCATCCGGCGTGTACAAGCTGGTCCTCAACGTGTGGGTCGGCGCGGGCGGGGCCTGGAAGCACGCCTTCGCCGCCCTTTCCGTTTCCGTCCCGAACAATACCAACAACCCCCGGCCCCCTGGCGCGGCCACGTCGCTCACCTCCACAGCGAACGTGACCGGCGGCATCGGCCCCTTCTCATACCAGTGGTCGTACGTCAGTGGCCATAGCTTCACCATTGACTCCCCCACGGCCATTGCGACCACCTTCAGCACCGTCATCGGTCCCGGGCAGTTCCAAACCGGCACATACCGTTGCACAGTCACCGACCACGGCACCGGAGCCCAAGCGACGACCACTTTCGTCGTGAGCTTCCAGGGAGCCGACAACTAACAGCCATGAAACTCGAATTCTCCGATGTCCTCGCAGGCACGGTGAAGGCCATCGCTGCCGCCTCGATCATCGGGGGCGGCACGGTGGTGCTGAACACCAACCGCGAAGTCTCCAAGCACGACCTGCAAATCCAGCAGCTCAACCGCGACGTCACCGAAATGAACACCGCGGCGAAGGAGCTGCGGGAGACTGTCCAATCACTCGACAAGAACGTCGCAGTCCTCAATGAGCGAATGAAGGAGCGCAAATGAAGCGAGGCACCAACGAAGAGTTTGACGCTCTCCACGGTCTCACCCTTCGTATCCTCACGAAGATGATGCAGGCCGCCGAGGCCGGCATGCTGGTCGACGCTGACGGCAACGTTGCGATGCCCCCGCCGGCGCTCTTGGCGCAGGCCATCAAGTTCCTCAAGGAGAACGGCATCGACAAGCCGGCGCCCAGCGCCCAGAAGGTGGACACGCTGAAGGACGCCATGCCCGACCTCGACGAGATCGAGCGCGGGAATGTGGTTCGCTTCGGGAGGTAGCCGTGCCCGTCTACGAGTTCCAGTGTCCGCACGGGCACGTCAGTGAGGCCCTCGTTCCCGTTGGCACGCAGCGCCTTCCTTGTGACCGGTGTACGACCGAGGCCATCGCAGGGAAGCGAGATCCCGACTCCGTGTACCTGGCCACCCGTATCCTCTCCCCCTCCCCCACCACGTTCCGCTTCGCGGATCAACGAAGGTAACACCACACCATGCCTGTAACCCTCACTACCGCCGAGATCGTCTCGGCAGCCACCGCCGTCGCCGCGTCCCTCAACGCCGCCAATCGGTCCGACGACGGGCGGCTACAGGAGGCCCGCCGGGTCTTCGAGTTCATCCGTCAGCAGTACCTGCGCGAAGTCGCCGCCGGCCCCAACGTCACCCGCACCACGGCGACCGGCGCTGACGCCGCTGCCTTCTTCACGGCGCGCGAGATCGAGGACGGAGACGTCTACCAACTCACCAGCACGGCCGACACCGAGGACGATGCCCACGCGGCCGCCAAGGGCGACGACCTGGAGGCCGATGACGTCTTCCAGCGTGTCGATGACGATGTCGTCTACGTCGGCCGTCAGGACGATGTGGTCGGCTTGACCGAGGCGTTGGCGTACGTCGTCGACCAGTAATGGAAGAGCCCCACTCATATCCAGAGTGGGTCACGACGGAATCTGAGCGGAAGTTGCACGACGACTTCCGCTACTTCATCTGGCTGATATGGGCTCACCTGAACCTGCCCCCGCCGACCCGGCGCCAGCTCGCCATCGCTCGCTACCTCCAGAACGGACCGCGGCGCCGGATGGTGCAGGCGTTCCGCGGCGTCGGGAAGTCGTGGCTCACCGCCGCTTACGTCCTGTGGCGGCTCTACCGTAACCCCAACGAACGCATCATGGTGGTCTCGGCGAACGAGGACAAGGCGATTGAGTTCGCCACGTTCGTCCGCCGGCTGATCGAGGAGATCGAACAGCTCCAATTCCTGCGGCCCGCGCCGGGCCAGCGCGACAGCGTGCTCGCCTTCGACGTCGGCCCCTCCCAGGCCGACCCGGCGCCGTCCGTCCGCGCCGTGGGCATCTCCGGTCAGCTCACCGGTGGCCGCGCCACCATCATCGTCTCCGACGACGTCGAAGTCCCGAAGAACTCGTGGACCGAGACGATGCGGGAGAAGCTCGCCGAGCAGATCAAGGAGTACGACGCGGTGCTCAAGCCCAACGGCGAGATCATCTACCTGGGCACCCCACAGTCCGCCGAGTCGATCTACAACAAGCTGCCCGAGCGCGGCTACGAGATCCGCATTTGGCCGGCGCGCTACCCGTCCCCCGAGGAGCGCGAGAAGTACACCCACGGTCAACTGGCGGATGACATCCTGGCCGACCTCGCGGCCGACCCCGGCCTCGTCGGCCGGACCACCGACCCCGAGCGCTTCTCGGACATGGACCTGGCCGAACGCGAGGCGTCCTACGGGCGCGCCGGGTTCCGCCTGCAGTTCATGCTCGACACGTCCCTCAGTGACGCCGAGCGCTACCCTCTGAAGCTCTCCGACCTCATCGTCATGGACGTGCCGGCCGACCAAGGGCCGGTGCGTGTGGAATGGATGCGCGACCCTCAGCGCATCATCAGCGACCTGCAGAACCCCGGCTTCGCCGGTGACCGCTTCTACCTGCCGTTCCACGTGAGCGCCGAGCGCGCCGCCTGGCAGGGCACCGTGATGGTCATCGACCCGTCCGGCCGCGGCGCCGACGAGACCGGTTACGCGGTCGTGCGCAGCCTGAACGGCATGCTCTACCTCGTGGCATCCGGCGGGTTCCGCTCGGGCTACTCGGACGAGACCCTGGAGGGCCTCGTCATGCTCGCCAAGGAGCATAAGGTCACCCAGGTGCAGATCGAGTCGAACTTCGGCGATGGCATGTTCCAGAAGCTCATCGAGCCCTGGTTCACCCGCCTGTACCCCTGCGCGATCGAAGAGAACCGCGTCTCGGTGCAGAAGGAGCGGCGCATCATCGACGACCTGGAGCCGGTACTCAATCAGCACCGCCTGGTGGTCGACCGCAAGGTCGTCGAGGAGGACCTGAAGACGGAGGAGATAAAATACTCGCTCTTCTACCAGCTCACCCACCTCACCGCGGAGCGCGGCTGCCTGCGCCACGACGACCGCCTGGACGCCCTCGCGGCAGCCTGCAGGTACTTCAGGGAATCCCTGGCTCGCGACATCAAGCGCGCCGAAGAGGAGCACAAGCGGAAGATCCGGGAGAAGGAACTGGACGAGTGGCTGCGCAACGCCGGCAAGGCTGGCGTGCGCCAGACTCGGTACCAGCGGGTCGCCTCGGTGCTCACCCAGCGTCCCAAGAGGGGTTCCCCTCGGGCTCCCCTGGGGCGCCGCTGAGGCGATCCCGCCAGAGCGCCTGTGAGGCCCTACAGGACGAGGAGGGGCTACCCGCTACATGGGTAGCTCCCCTCCCCTGATCGGCTCTCCTGCGGCGTCACCGTCGGCGACAGCGCAAGGCTGCCCCTAGGGGGACGACAGCCCCTTCGGGAACGACACACCCCATAGGGTAGACATCCTCAATGGTTATTAC